GTATTAGCAGAAACATACTCTTCTAAAAAAGTTAAATCTTTTTTAATTAACCAAGTATTAGCTCCAGTAGTAACCGAAGTAGATGTATACACTTGTACTCCTCTTATTACTAAGGCTCCTGCAGGAACATTAACAAAATCTTGATTGGTTACAAGATTACCTGTAGTCGATGATCGATAAGCATCGCTAGGTACATCTCTAAAAATTCTATACTCTGCATTTAACACAAANTTCTCAATNACAGCATCCGTAAGCACGGTGCTTGAAACTTCAGTATAATTTCTAATGTTTGTTCTTAAATCTGAATAACTAATTCCTGCCATATTATGCCTCCAAAGTTCTAATTCCTGCCATATTATGCCTCCAAAGTTACAGGTCCAGAGGTACAAAATTGTCCTCCTCCTGATACTCCTCCTGTTGTAGCGGTATCTGTGTCCACAGTAAAGTGATAAAAATCTGTTGTATTTGTAACATTACCACTAGAATCTCTTTTACCCACTGTAATAGAATAACCAGCAGCTTTTGCAATATTAGATCCTGTAATTCCATCAAAATTATTTGGATTATTAAAACCATCTGGATCAGATGTAGTAGATATTTTTCCTCTAAATCTTACTGTATCACTTGTTGATCTACCATGTGATTTTTCAAATACATTTATAATACCTGAACTAGATGAAATAGTTTGAAAAGGATTTGGTCCTAATAAAATTAAAGGTGTAGGTTCTGTTCTATCAGGTCTTGCATTGACTAAAGATTGAGGGTCTCCAGAGTGAGCTCTTAATTCTAACTGAGGATGTTTTTCTTCATATTCAGAAATATGCACAAAAGAACCGTTCCATTCTTTTACCATTTCATGATAAGGAAATTCCATTCCTGATCTATCTGATATTGCTTTAGCTTGTTTTCCTTTTGCGAATGACATTATGCTCCTGGGTAATATACTTTAGGTGTAATGAAAGAACTAGAAGAAGATCCATCTTCTGATAACGCTCTAGCAAACTCATCTTCATAAAGTAATTTCATATTTTGAGTTAATTGTGGATTGTATTTTTGTGACAAATAAAAAGCTAAACCAGATGCCATACAAGGTACAAATCTAAAAGGTACGTCTGTTGCATCGGTGTAAGTAGAATCAGCATCTTGAATTCTTTTTACGTAATAAAAATGTAAATCTTTAGATGCATTGGTTGAATCTGCTGTTGGGTAAACAGTCAAAGTAACTTTATCTACAAATCGTTGTACAAAATATTGAGAAGGTGTTCCTTTAGAAAGCTTATTGGATAATGCTGAATAGGTAGATCTAGATATTTTTGTTAATGCTTGATCTGCTTGAGAAGTAGAAGTTCTACTTCCTCTTAAGTTAGCTTCTAATATATCTGCAACACCGTATACATCGGATGTAGCACTAGTAGAAGAACTAGTCCCATCTCCTGTAGATCTAAAGAATGTATATTCTGCTTGTCCTTCAATTAAATCAATATTAGATTCTGCAATTTCCCAATAATGCAAACCTCTATTACCCCATTCTTGAAACATAATGTTTAAAGAACGTCTTGCTGTTTTTAATTGATATCCAGATACAGATTGTAATCCGATTCTTTCGTAAGCTTCTTCAATAATTTCATCAACTGCGAAAGTCTTGTCGAAAGTAACTGTGCCTGACGTTGTGTTGGCCATTAGTTACCCTCCTATTTTCTCAGTTCTAATATAATGGTATAGTGATCTAAGTTTGTGTGACCACTTGTTGATATATCAATATCACCAGTTACACCAGAACCAGCATTATTTTTAATACCACCAAAAGATCTAAAATCTAAATGACCTTGGACATTTCCTGCTGCTGCACTTCCACCTAAAACTAAAGCTGGAACATTTGTACTAGCATCAAAATCTATTTGAACTCTCATTCCTCCGATGTCATACCAAATTTGGTCAATAGTAACTTTTGAAGGTGCACCAGATAAAGCTGAAACATCAACTTTTTTTACTGCACTTTCTCCATTTCCATCTGATAGATTGGTAAATTTAACTACTGTTCTTTTGTCTGTGTCTACTAATGTTTGACTTGATACTGCGTCTGCCATTTTGTTCTCCTGTTAGAGAACGGAGCCGAAGCTCCGCTCTAATTAAAGTTAATTATTATGCACTATATCCGAAAAATTCAATAAGTAATTTTCCAGCTGTATAGTCTGCGTTTGTTGCTGCACCAGTTACCATATAAATATATTTATCTGCTGCTGGCGGTGTTGGGATACTGATCACACTGTTTAAAGCTAGATCACCACTGTCACACATTTGTACTTGATTAGTCAAACTAGTTATCGCTGCATCCTCTGCACCAGTTGCTTCGTCCGCATACCATAAATTGATATCTGGATCTCCACCTGCTGGAGCTTCTAGACAAGTTAGTTTTCCACCAAGAACTGTTCCGTTTATGGTTGCTGTGATTTGTCCAATATGTGAATTAGCAGTTCCTGCTTTTCCAATAATGTCACCAGAACCAGATGATGCTAAACCTGTTAAGTCAATTAAAATAGAAGTATGAAAAATACCACCTGTTTTAATTACTGAAGCTGCATAAACTGTGCCTGTACCAGTAGTGATACCTGTACCTGCAGTTGTTGCAATAGTGTTTCCAGTTAGAGTTGATCTTCCTGTTACACTTAATGTACCACCGCCTGAAATGTTTCCACTTGAGTCTATTGTTGTATTGTCTGTAATAGCACCAGTTGAAGAGTTTTTAGAGATTTGTTTAAAACCACCTTCTGCTCTAACCGGACCATTAAATGTTGTATTTGCCATTTTATATATTCTCCTAGTTAATGAATGTAGTCTTTAGGCCGTCGACTATACGCGTCTACATTCTAATTTAATGCATAGTAAGATTTTTATATAGTTTTTTTTGAAAAAAGGCAAGAAGTCCTTATAGTGAAAACGACTTTTAATGATGTAACCCTACTTAACCAGCGAAAAGATGAACTTCTAAATCTTTAATGTTTTTAGGGTTTTCTTGTTCTTTTAAGATAGATCTAATAACTGTTTTAATCTCATCTCCAAGAACAGACATTTCAGGTGTTACTTCTCCGTTATTCTCAAGAAACATTTCATTCCATTTAGACTCTAGGTTGAGTTTCTTTGCGAATAGTACCATGCTGTTTTTTGCCATTATCTAACTCCTCATAAGTTATATAAAATCCGCGTGTGTATTTTAGCCGATTTGGTTCCCATTCTATATCATTTTTTCCTAGAAAGTCAATAACATGTTTATGGAGTTTTTCAGTGGTATCAATAGGTAATTCACTATCAATATTAAATTTAGTTTGTAATTCTTTCGTAACAATTTTTATTAAATATGTTTTCATTTATCCTTTCTACAGTAAAAAAAGGGGGCTTAAAAGCCCCCTTTAAATTAATAATTAAAAATTATTACGCTGCTCCTGGAGATCCGAAGATACCTCTAGGGTCAGAGAATCCAAATGAATATCTCTCTCTAGCTTTGTATCTAACGTTTCCAGTAGTGAAGTCACCTTCCATAGCTGTTTTGATAGGTGATCTAACGAACATTTTCAATCCGTTAGGTACATCTGTCTTAATGAAAAATGCATCAGTGTCTGTCAAGTAATGGTTGACCACGTAACCTTGTGGTACCATACCTTTAGACGCTACAGCATTGATATCATTATCAGCTGTGCCAGTTCTACCTGCAGACTTCATAAGTCTTTCAGCAGTAAATTGAAGCGCAGAAGGAATAATCATTTTTACTCCTCTTGCCGCAATTTTAAGGCCTCTCTCATCAGTGAACGCTGCAATATCAATTAAAGACTGCTCTAACGAAGTTTCGTTTAAGTCAGACGCAACTGATAGTTCGTTTCTAAACGTACCTGCAACAATAGGGTGGTCTGTAGCACAAAGCTCTTTTCCATCCCCACCTGCGAAAGATGAGTTGAACGCGTTGTTTAAAACATTTGCAGCTTTAGTTTGCTTAGTATTAGCCATAGATCTAGCTAATGCTTTTGTATATCTAGACGCAAGTCTGTCGTACAAATTATCTTCGATCGCTTCTTCAGTGATCGAAAATGCAAGTGCAATTGTTTCATTTGTATAACGAGCCGTGAACGTTTCGTTTGCAGAATCAAATGTTACGCCTTGACCTTCAGCTTTTACTGCTGCAGATCCAAAGCCTGATAACATTACTTCTTCTTCGAAAGCTCTGTCTGAAGTTTCTGTATCAAAAATTTCAGCATGCTCATTTTCATAGTTTTTGTATTCCAGGCCGAATAGTGCATTCAATCCTGGCTCTAGTTCTTTAACTAGTTGTCCTCTTGTGATAGCCATAATATATTCCTATACTCCTGTTGCTGTTAAGTATAAGTGCTCAATGATGATCACTTTCCAATTAACATTTGCAGATGTCAAATCATTATTTTTAGCATCGTCAGATACTCCAATAATTCTTAGATTTGCAGTAGTTGTAGCTTGAGTGCTGTCGCCTAATTCAGTTTTAGAAATGAAATTAGGTGCTACACCCGCTCCAACCGCTACGTCTGCGTTGTTGAATACGTCTGTTTGTCCTGATGCCCCAGAATTGTCACTTTGAATCTCATATAGTTGATGAGGATTGTCAGTAACAAAAGCTTTGATATCAGTAGCCGTATTTGATGCTTTTAAATTATTAGCAAACGTTGGTTTGCTAGTAGAAGCATCGGTAAAGAATACACCCTGAAGTGAACCTAGTAATTGTCCGTTGTCAGATGCTGCTGCAATTCCAACTGTACCTGTATTGATCGCTTGGATCAGGTCATTTTGGAACATTGCAGATGCACACGCGGCAACTTCAAATTCAGTAAGTCCAGAGTTCATAGGCGCACTTCCTAGATAGCCAATCGGTTTTAGACCGAAAGCTGCGTCTTGGTTAGCCATAGTTGTTCTCTCCTTTTGTTCAAATTAATGAACGGTTTATTTTTAAATTCTTTGTTGGATAAAAATCGTTAAAAAATTAACTTTTTTTAGTACCACCAAAGGTTACACGAGTTTGCCTCTCTTGATTGATTGGCATACTTGGATGCTGTTCCTTCATGAGATCGTTGTTAATAGCGTCTGTTTTATCTTGAGTAACTTTTTTAAAATACTCTTTTCGCGCTTCAACGACTTCTTCTGGTATCCTTCCTAGCAGAAGGCCACCAACTCCGATCACTCCCTTGTATTTACCGTCTTCCACAATTGGGAAGTCTGATTCAGGATATTCATCTGCTCTTACGAGTTCGAATCCTGATCTCAGATGACCAGCTAAATTTTTGGTATCATTAGTACCCATTATTTCAGCTCGTAACCATCGGTGTTTAAACCCAGCAGGTGCAGGGGGTGCATCTAAAGATGACGGTGGAGTCCATGTAGTTTTATTAGCTGTTTTAGCTCTACTTTGGCTCGCACGAGAAGTCTTTATTTTTTCATTTTCCATAGCGTTATATCTCCTTCGTGATATTTAATTGTTTCGCATACTCTTCGAGTGGCACACCTAATTTTTTAGCGATTGTGACTTGTGAGGGTGTGAGTCTTACAGTCTTGCGGCCTGGTTTTACACTTCGCTTCGCTGAAGCTACTTGTTGTGTCGGTTTAGCCGATTCCGTTGATACACTATTACCAAATTTGTGGGGGAATTCAACCCTTATTCTTTTATCTATTTCAGAATAATAATCTTCACTTTTAGGGTCAAATCCTTCCTCTTCTGTTAATTTTTTATGTAAATCAAAAGCAGTATAGGTCATAGCACTGTCTGTTCCAAACCAAGCATTTTTAGAAGCCCATACTTCTGCTTGAGGATCTGCAGGAGGTATATTGTCATTTGCTGAATTTACAGCTTGATCTAAAGTTATTTCCTTTTGTTTAGGAGCAGATTCTAATCTTGCTTTTTGTTGAGAGATTTGAGCTTCTTGAACACCTAGTCTAGCAATTTCTTTTTGAGCTTCGACTTCAGTTTTAATATCTCCTTGATCTCTAGCATTAGTAAGTTTTGCTACCGCTGCTTCCATACCAGATTTAATACTATTCTCCACTTGAGATACATATCCAGGTTCTAGTTTAGAAAGTTTAGATTGAACAATCTCTGCTTTTTCTTGAACTCCTTTTGCATATTCTATAGCGGCTTCTCTTTGTCTTTCCGCTTCACGCATTTTTTTAGTTAGTTTAGCAATTCTTTTTTGAACTCCTTCACTATAATCTTCGTGTTCGTTTTTTGGTTCTTGTTTTACTTCTTCCTTTACTTCCTCTTTTACTTCCTCTTTTACTTCTTCTTCTTCTTTTACTTCTGTAATATTAGATACTTCTTCTTTTGTTTCTATTTCTGTAGGTTCTTCTTTAGAAACTTCTTCTTGTAATTCAACATCAACCGATGGTCCTGTTGTATCAATATCTATTACTTCGTTATTTTCTGTGTTCATTTTGTTTTGTTCTGGCATAGTCCTCTCCTATGGTTATAGTACATGAAGCAAGGACTCTGGATCTTCGATCGTTCCTAATACTTCATCATCATTTAATAAACGAATTTCTCCGCCTTGTATGGGTAGTCTTGATCCTGCATATCTTGCAAATATTACCCAATCACCTTTCTTGCACCAAGGATCTTGGTACTTTTCTTTATCCGCATAACACAAGGGACCCATCTTTAAAACGTATCCACAGGTTGTTGCAATTCTAAGTTTATCTAAAGCTTCGGGTGCAATAATAATTCCACCTTTAGTTTTTTCTTTTGGTGTAAAAGGTAAAACTAAAATTCTCCAACCAGATGGTTCTGGAAGTTCATCTACTTGTCCTTTAATATTTTCAGGATTTAAAGGTTCTGGATTACTTTTGGTTTTTTTATCTTCTTCTTTATATTTTTCTTGAAGTCCTAATTTAATCTTCGGTACTTCCCCCGAAGTTGATAACGGTTCCGTCATTGTCTTTTTGCTCCTTTGTTTCTAGCAGGCTAGAGATGTCCTGTAGTATTGTTTGATACGTTCGTATCTGTCCTAACATATAGTTGTATTTCTCCATACTGTCAACACCACCGGTGCATATTACGTCAACACAAGTTTGTTGTCTGTCTTTAATTGCTTTTTGTAGTTTAGAGATTAATAATAGATCGTCCATTATATTACCTTTCTATTTTTTCTTAGGGCTTCTTTGCCTTTTTTAAATATTGCAGCGACTTTTGATTTACCCATAACCTTGGCACGCTGTTCTCCAACAGTTAATATTTGTATTTTTCTAGCAAAAGGTTTGGATACACGTTTTACTTTAGATACCGTAGCCCTCGCATCAGCAGGTGTAGCAAATTTTATACTAACTGTATCTTTAGGGTTCTCGTCTGTATATAATCTTCTGCCAGATCCTTTAGGTTTTTTACCCGTTCCTTTTTTTGGATCCACCAATAACTCCTTTTAATACTTTAGCTTGTCCTGCATGTAATTTAGAGGCTTTGTTTAAACCTTTAATTACTTTCTTTATTTTTGCTTTTGTTTTTTTCATTTAACATTTCCATCTTCTGCGTGCTTGGCGAAGTCTTGAATTAGGATCTTTTGCAGCTTCAGGGAATTTTTTCATTTGTCCTGCACTACGTGCACAATAAGACTTACGTCTATTTGCAGCTTTAGATCCTGGTTTGACTTTACCAGTCACCGCTGTTTTTAGTTTAGAGCCGGGATTCTTTCTCCGATAAGCAGCAACACCAGCTCGTGTCATTCCTGCTCCTTTTTCAGTGGGTCTGAAATTTTTTTTATTTCTTGCAGGCATATTATCCTGTTTACGCACTATACTAATCCTTTGTAGTATTTTTTTAAACTTTTATTTGAAACTTTTTTACCACCAAGATCTCCCTTAATATAAGTCCCGATGTATTCTTGCATAGGAAGTTTTTTCTTATTAGGACCTTTAGTTATTTGTTGAGACATGTTTCCTCTATTCATAGCCATTACACCAATCCTCCAATTTTCATACTTTTTCTTTTTGGTGCAAATGTTGCAGCTCTTGAAGGTGTAGGTCCTGTGTTTGATTTAGCTTGCTTTCTAGCTACCGCTCCAGCTCGTTGTCCTTTAGACATAGCTCTTGCTTTTGCAATGGGCACGCATTTTGGATAATTTTTTCTTTTCTCTCCACCGCTTCTTCCACACTTAGGATAAGATCCGTCTGATTTTTTATTTGCGATGTCGACCCAGTTTTCTTTGACCCAGGATCGTAATCCTTTTTCAGCCATTATCTGGTTCTAGCCCTGCCCATACCGGACATTTGAGCC